GTCACCCTGCGTACCGGTTGCATTGAACGTCATGGTTACGGTCGCACCTGCCACTGGCGGCGCCATCGCCGCGGCCGACTCGCCAGTGAACCCGCAGAAGAACGAGCGTGTCAGGATGTCCGTCACGGCCGTGAAGTTCACGTCGATCACCAGCGGGCCGTTCGTTGCGGGCGTCCACAGCGGAACCGTGCTGCCGTAGCCGAGCGCCGACATGAAGTTGGCCTGGTTCTCCGTGCCCATCGTCAACAGAGGGCCGCCAACTGGGTACGACACCGTGAACGCGGTGTTGGTGTCGCTCTCGTTGATGCCCAGACCGAAGCACCGCAGGCCGTTGTCCTGGCTCTCGGTCGTCGTCACCGTGCCGAGCCGGCCGACCTTGTCGCGGAAATCTGTCATCACGCCGACGAGTCCGACCTGGTCGATCGATACCGGCGTCCAGTACGGCGAGGTCCTGGATCCCTCGTTCACGTAGATGGCCCTCGTGGCCGTGTCGGTGTACCACGAACCAGCGGCGGCGCTTCCAGCACCAGTGCCAGTTAGGCCGCTCAGCGGCGGTGTCAATCCCGTCATCATCCGCGCTCCATGTGGGAGCGTCATGGACGACAATTGAACGTGTCCGAGCCTCATGTCCTAGCCTCCTGCCTGAACAACTTCGTTCAGCGCCGGTCACATCCGACGCAGGAACGGCTTACTTCGTCTTCTTCTTCTTCAGACGCCTCGCGGACGGCGTCTGAGGTTCCTTGGGCGTGACTTCTCCGTCATCTTCATCGAGCGGCGCCCACACCGCCTGAAGCTCCGGCGACAGCGCTCGGTATTCCACCAGCCCTGGCGACGCCATCTCCGCCCACCCATCCGGAGGGTAGTGCTCGGGCCTGTAGCCAGACGTGACCCACTCCTCGATCGTGGGCCCGTCCATGCGGAGAGGTTCAGGCTCAGGATCAGGGTCCTGGTCCTGTCCAGGCACTGGCGCCTCGTCCAGTGACTCGACACGCATGATCTTCTGGTCTGCCTTGACGAGCCCGCGCGCGATTAACTGCGCCGCAATCTCTGGCGAGACGTCGATGCGGTCGCCGATGTCATACCGGCGACCGTCATGCTTCATTCCGCGGAGCACCTGCATGGCGACTACGCGACGGCGTCCTTCATCAGGTACGCGAGCTGCACCGCGACGATCTTCTCGGCCTGGATCTCCGTCACACGCACGACGTCGGACGAGATGTCCTCTTCGCGGTAGCGGAAGGCCCGCAGGTTCTTGTTGCGGAACTGGTACATGAAGCTCGCGCGCTTCAGCGACGGCCGCGGCTCGCTGTAGAACAGGAGCGCGTCCTTGCCCCACACGTCGGTCATCGCGTCCACGGCGCCTTCCTGGCTGCTCCGTCGCATGACGCCGCCGATGAGGACCTCGTCGACCTCGAACAGCGCCGCGAGGATCGCGGACGTGATGATGGCGCGCTCCGAGAACTGGATGCGCTCCAGGATCAGTGGGTGCACTTTCAGCGCTTCCCACACCTTGTAGGCCAGCATCAGCTTGTTCGGACGATACCCGGTCGCATCGAAGATCGTCTGGCGGCCCGTCTTCACGTCATCGACCGGGTCGCTGACGCCGTTGTCCTTGTCCGACCACTGCGACGTGCCAGACAGCGTGATGTTCTGGGTGATCACCGCGGTGTCCAGGACAACATCCGCGACGCGCTTCTCGCGGTTGTTCAGCACCATGTCCGTGACGATCTCCGTCGAATCGACCTCGAGATCGATTGGTCCAGCCGCGTTGTCGCGCTCGCGATCGTCGATCGGGAGCTCGAGACCGTACTCCTCACAGGCGTACGAGTCTCGCGAGGCCGTCCACTCGACTCGGTTGTACCGAGACCGCGGCGCTCTGAGCGACTCCGGCACGTCGAAGCGGCTCTTGTCGTACACCCAGTACGCCGCGCTTTCCTTCTTGACAGGAACGGGCGGGGCTATCTTGTCGGCCAGGTAGCCGCCCATGGCCGGCTGGAACTGCACGCTGATGTTCGTGAGCAGTTCGTCGAATTTGACTTCGTTGGTAAGCGGCATCTCTCCAACCTCGATCGGCGGTGCCATCCGCCGGACGGGGTGAAACGGTGGCCTCCGCGCCGTGCCCCACGGGCCCTCTCGTTGCTCGTGGCGTCGTGCCCGCCGTCAGTTCGTTACGCCGGTGTCGTCCCGTTCTGCAGAACGACTTCGACCACTTCGTCCGCGTTGCTGGCGGCGCCGATCGCGATCGCGAAATACTCGTTGGCTGCAGCGGCCGTGGTGCCTCGGCCAGTGCTGTCGCTCTTCAGCTTCGCGCCCGCGGCGACCGCGGCCCCTACGCGGAGCTTCGAGCCTCCGCTGCCAATCAGCGCGGCGACCAAGCCTTTGCCGGCGGCGTCCGGCAGGTTCTGCTGGACTCCGACCGGCGTTTCACCCGCGCCGCACGTGTTCACGGTGTTGTCGGTCGTGAGCTTGACGAACGTGTAGCGCTTCAGCGCGGTGCTGAGATCAGCAGCCGCCTTGAACGTCTTCGGGACGTGCTTCGTGAACTGTCGGCCTCCTGCTGCCATCGTGACCCTCGCTGCTTACGGGCCCGGTCGCGCCGGGCGGTTATCGCCTGTCAGACCAAGCGGCGTCCGGCTAGTGCCGAACGTTCTCGCGTGTGGGCTGATACACGACGCCTCGGTACTTTTCGGCCAGATCGGTGCGCTCGCTCATCACCTCGCGCGCCGCCTGGGCGTACGGGATGTTCTTGTCCTTCGCGCGCGTCTGCGCCAGCTGGTGGACCTCCGCCGACGGGTCCCCGCCAGACTCGCCCTCCGCCTCCGTGCTGACGCCGTGCTCACGACCGACTGGGACGAGCGGCGCCGTCGGCACCGTCGCGACCCACTCCTCGAACGCGGCCAACGAGGTCGGTTCCGCGAACGTCTTCTCCGCCCAGTCGCGCATCGGCTTCGAGAGGCGCCCGGCCTG